AGAAGCATAAATAATAAATAGATTATTGGAGAATATTATGCCAGAAGATACTTACACCATTGATGACGTAGTTAATATGATTGTGGCGGGAGATAAAGTAAATCTCGGAGCTGCTGTACATGACGTAATGATGCAGAAAGCGGCACAAGAATTAGAAGTCCAAAAAGTTTTAATCGCACAAAGATTCCTCGATGCTACACCACAAAGTGATGACTACGAGGATGACGGAGAGGATACAGAGGAATAAGATGGCTGAAAATCAAGACCTAAGTCAAACACAGGTTCGCTTATCTAAGGGAACTGTACCTAACCCGAAATACTATCAGCCTAAGCCAACTGCTGGGGATGAAGTTCGTTTCTTTAAGAAACACGTTGTTAAGATTATTGACAATCTCAAAAATGACCAAAAGAATGCTCCCCCAGGCGTTAAAGGCGGCAGCGAACAGTTTGAGATAGGCAAGAAAGCTAAGAAAGACGATACTGTAAAGGCAGATATCGATAGCTCGGCTGAAGAAGATGAATACGTATACGAATCATTTGACGATATTCTAGAAAAGCTAGATATGTCAAGAGGCGCTGGTCCTGTAATTGATGATTTTGTTAAATCTAAAGATCCTCGTTTTGCAGGTAAAGACAAAAAAACACGCATTAGAATGGCACTAGGTGCATATTACGGCAAGAAGAACGAAGAGTATATGGCAGAAATGGGTGACCCAATGTCGGCTGCTCCTGCTACTTCAGATTCTCCAGGTCAAGGCGACGGCAATCCAACATCAAATTCTCGTGAATTCAAGAACGAAACAGATTCTGAACCCGATACAGGCGAAGGTACTGAAGTTCCTGAATATAGAAAACAGCTAGAAGCTCTTGCTCTAACATCAGCCCAGCTATACGAAATGATGTCAGACAATAAAGACATTAGCCAAGAAGATGCTCAAAAAATTGAGTATGCTTTAACTTATATCAATGACATTTATGAAACAGCTGCAACATCATCTCAGGATACATCAAACGAAAAGAAATCGACTGATGACAATACTGAAATGAAGCCAAATGCTTATTCTTCAGCTCAAGGTAGCATGAAGAGTGAATCTTATACTAGACTAACACGTGCGCTCGGAGAAGCTAGAGAAGTTACTCCCGCTCTTAGAGCCGCGCAAGCTCGTCTGCGTGATGGTCCACCAAAAGCACAACCGAAATCATCAATTTTTAAAAATTCGGAAAGTGGAACTAGAGACCTAGTTAAGCATCATCGCGAAAGATATAAACATCATAAAGATGAACTCCAGAATTGGGAAGATGCTCATCATGATCTCAAATCAGGGAATCTAGGAATACCAACTGATGATCACAATTGGATGCGCGGAGCTGAAGATGAAATTAACTCGCATATTGATCATCACGCAGAACGTCTAACTCATCACAGAGAAAGAATGCATAGATATAATAATATGCTGTCAAAGCCATATAATATCAAAGAAGATGTGGATCAGCTTGATGAAATTTCTAAAAAAACTGCTACTTCGTTTTTAGATAAAACAGAACCAGAAAATGAATTTGTATCAGGTCCTGTAGGAAAAACAGGTCATGGAAAAGGAAGAAAACTTGCTTTTTCAAAATTAGCAAAACACAGCAAAGCTAAAGTTCCTGCTACTGAATCTGCTGATTACGTTTCTCCTGAACTCAAAGATATTAAGTTCAACAACAAGAAGCCAGTCAAAGGCGAGAAGTTATCTCCCGATGAAGGCGGCATAACAACAACAAACGATAGTGACGCGCTAGATGCTATTCGTACTGATTTCAAAAAGCATCTGATCAATAAGAGAAGCAAAGGAACCAAGTAATGAGCGGCGCTTTACTAATTTGCGAAAAAATTGAAGACGTAAGAACTCTTAAAGAGACTACCGAAAACGGTAAGAAGAATTACTTCATTGAAGGTGTATTTCTTCAGTCATCAATTAAAAATCGCAACGGAAGAATGTATCCAGAAGAAGTAATGGATAGAGAAGTTGCACGTTACACAAAATCTCTAATTGAATCAAACAGAGCCTATGGTGAACTTAATCACCCATCGGGTCCTACAATTAATCTAGATCGCGTATCGCACATGATCAAAGAACTGCGTAAAGATGGACCTAACTATATCGGTAGAGCGCAAGTTCTTGAGACCCCTATGGGAAACATTGCCAGAAACCTTATTGATGCTGGTGCTAACCTTGGTGTTTCGTCAAGAGGCATGGGTTCGCTAAAACAAAACAAAGATGGCATTATGGAAGTTCAAAATGACTTTATGCTTGCTACTGCTGCTGATATTGTTGCTGATCCATCAGCTCCTGATGCTTTTGTTAAGGGCATTATGGAAGGTACTGAATGGTGGTATGATATTGCTGAAGGTTCTTGGAGACAGGTTGAAGCTGTTAAAACAGAAATTAAGAAAATGTCCACAAGACAAATTCAAGAAAATAAGGTCAGAATGTTCGAGAATTTCGTAAATTCATTGGTCAAAAGATAAGAATATATAAATACTAATAAATTAGCTCTCAGGGAGAAATCAAATTATGGCTAGAAAGATTATCAACGAAAGTGCTGAGCAACTGGATGAATTCAAAGCATCCGACGGTCAGAGCGAAGCTCCAGATCCTATCACAAAGGATGGACATAAAGCTCGTTCAGCTGACAAGAGTGAAGGTGAAAAAGCAATCCCAACTTTTGCTACCAAAATTGAAGCTATTAACGCTGTTGTACAACAGCTATCAGGTCTACCAAAAGAAAAGATCGGTGACATTTTCAAAGGTATGGCTGATGATGCCGGTCTAAGTCCAGAAAAGGCACACAAAGGTCGTAATGCTGACAAAAATGTCAAAGGCGAAACTCTAGCTCAATCATATATTTCTCCAACATCAGATCACGCCGCTATTGATCATCACACAAATGGTCTTAAACTAGCCAAAGAAGATATCGCTGATCTATTCGACGGTGATGAATTATCAGAAGAACTAAAAGAAAAAGCATCGATCGTTTTTGAAGCAGCAGTTAACGCAAGAATCGTTACTGAACTAGCTCGTATCGAAGAAGAAAACGAAATCAAACTAGAAGAAGCTATTGAAACAATTCGTCAAGAAGTTGTCGAATCTGTAGACAAGTATCTAACCTACGCTGTAGAACAGTGGATGGACGAAAATGAACTAGCTATTGAATCTTCACTGCGCAATGAAGTTGCTGAAGAATTCATCGGCGGACTTAAGAACCTATTTGTTGAGCATTACATCGAAATCCCTGAAGAAAAGGTTGATGTAATCGAAGAACTAGTCGCACGAGTTGAAGAACTAGAAGCACAACTAAACGAATCGATTGAAGAAAACATCGATCTATCAGCTGCCATGAAGGAAGCTGAAGTTTCTAAAGTATTTGCTGAAATGACTGAAGGTTTGGCTATGACACAAGCTGAAAAGCTAAAGGTTCTTTCTGAAGGTATTGAGTATGGTTCGGTTGAAGAGTTCACGAAGAAACTAACTGTTATCAAGGAAACTTATTTCCCTGCTGACAGAAAACAAACAACATCTGCTGTTGAGTATCTAAATGAAGAATTTGATGAAGATACAAGTGGTACTGTTGTTAAGCCCACTGGCACTATGGGTCGCTATGTAGAAAATCTCTCTAGACTATCGACAAAGTAATAAAAATATAAATAAGATATAATCCAATTAGGAATCACAAGGAGAAACTAATGTTCATTAATGAAGCAATCCAAAAGAAGTGGGCACCTGTTCTAGATCACGAAGGTTCGCCAGAGTTCAAAGACTCACACCGTCGTGCTGTTACTGCTCAGCTTCTAGAAAACACAGAAATCGCAATGCAACAAGAAGCAGCGTTCGCGCCTACTTCTCTGTTGGAAACTTCAGACGTTGCTCCAGTTAACACAACTGGCAACTCACTGAACTACGACCCCGTTCTAATTTCTCTAATCCGTCGCGCAATGCCTAACCTCGTTGCTTACGACTTCTGCGGTGTTCAGCCAATGACAGGTCCAACAGGACTTATCTTTGCTCTACGTCCACAGTATGCTTCGAATACTGGTTCGAACAACACCTTCGGTTCGACAAACGACCCAACTGGTGCAAACACAGCGTTCTACTACGAAGCTAACACTGGTGCTTCAACCATTCAGGTTGCTAACTCGATCGGTGGTAACTCTGGTCTAGGTAACGCTTCTCTTGACTTCGGTGGTAACTACACTCCTGGTGTTGTCGCTACAGGTAACAACGTTGTTTCGGGTAACGCTCAGCAGTACAACTTCGCATCGGGTATGGCTACTTCGGTTGCTGAACAGCTCGGTTCGACAACTGGTGGTAACGATTTTGGTCAGATGGCAATCACCATCGACCGTATCTCGGTTACTGCTAAGTCACGTGCTCTAAAAGCTGAGTACACAATCGAACTAGCACAGGACCTAAAAGCAATTCACGGTCTTGACGCTGAAACTGAGTTGGCAACAATTCTACAGGCTGAAATCATGGCTGACATCAACCGTGAAATCATCCGTACTGTTGTTCTAACTGGTGTTCAGGGTGCTGCTGAAACAACAACTGCTGGTACTTTCGACCTTGACATCGACTCAAACGGTCGTTGGTCAGTTGAGAAGTTCAAGGGTCTGATGTTCCAGATCGAGCGCGACTCTAACCGTATCGCCAAAGATACACGTCGTGGTAAGGGTAACTTCATGATCTGCTCGTCAGACGTAGCTTCGGCTCTTCAGATGGCTGGCGTTCTTGACTATACTCCTGCTCTAAACTCGAACAACCTACAGGTTGACGATACAGGCAATACCTTCGCTGGTGTTCTAAACGGTCGTCTACGTGTTTATATTGACCCATATGCAGTTGGCGGTAACTACCTAACTGTTGGCTATAAGGGCTCTTCAGCATTCGACGCTGGCTTGTTCTATTGCCCATATGTTCCTCTACAGATGGTTCGCGCCGTTGACCAGCAGAGCTTCCAGCCAAAGATCGGCTTCAAGACTCGTTATGGCATGGTAGCAAACCCATTCGCAGAAGGTCTTTACAAGGGTTCAGGCGAACTTGTTGTTTCTACAAACAAGTACTATCGCCGTATCATCGTAAACAACTTGATGTAAGTCAAGAAAAAGACGGTTTCAAGCCGCAAACTTTAAGGGGATCTTCGGGTCCCCTTTTTTTATTGACTTTTTTTACGTTAACCAGTATAATCATATATGAGATAACTATAACTAAATAGTAATAATCATTGGAGATAATAATGGCTGCTTTAGACAACACACCAGTTAACAAAAACTTCCTTAATCCGCTTAACTTCAAGTTTCAGATTAAGCGTG